ACGGCGTGGGCGGCGACGAGGGCTTCATGGGCCGTATATGGGTTAGTCATGGGCATCGTGTCGCTCCTGTTTGCGTTTCGTTGTCCTATTATTAGCGCACCACGCGCTAATGCGCAACATGCAAAACGCATGGCGCGCTAATTTATTCCGCCGGGGTCAAAAGCCCATGCCGCCTGCACCGGCGCAGATGGGCGAGGCGCGACGAACATATCCGGCTGCGCGTATGCCTCGCGGATGCGCTTGACGGCTATGTCAAAATAATCGGTGTCCATCTCTATGCCGATGAAGCTGCGGCCATCTCGGACGCACGCAACGCCGGTGGTGCCGCTGCCCATGAATGGGTCCAAGATTGTCTTGGCGTCAGGGACGAACCCGAGGCACCAGCGCATAACCGCGACAGGCTTTTGCGTCGGATGCACTCGCACGTCATTGCCCTTGCGGATCATCCCATTCCAGCGCCAATAAATGCGCCGGATCGCGCACGTCAAATTTGTCCATGCCATTTCGCAATCGGCAAAATCCCCGTTGTTCTGCTTATCCCAAATCAACCAGCACGATGAGGGCGGAAGCGTAAAATAATTCCCGCCGAATATGATTTGATTCCGAGATATGCCCCGCATCATAGCGATTGCGTCATCAGAACATGGCGCGTTATCCCAAGATTTATTTCCGTAATCCTTAGCCTTTGCCTTTAAACCGCGCGATTTGTTTTTCCCCGCAGCCTCGCCAATCCCATACGGCGGATCGGTCAAAACGCAATCCACCGATCCAAGCCCCGGCATAACCTCAAGGCAATCGCCCTGAATCAGTCTGCAATCGCCAATGGTCACCTCGCGCACAATCCCGGTCATAGCATCGCCCCCACGCGCGCGGCCCATGCGAGCGCGCTTTCCTCGGACTCGATCACCACGGCCTGCCCCCTCCATTCGGCGTGCCACGCGACCTGCGCCGGGCCTAGCTTCCTGTCGCTCGGCTTCTTCGCGCCGTCCTTAACTTCGACGAGGTAGTTCCGCCCATGCGCCCCGAGCATCAGGTCCGGCACGCCTCGGCCTACCGCGTGGAGGTGCTGGACCGAAAAGCCCAGCTTGCGGAACAGCGCCACGAGCGCGGCCTGGTTGGCGTCAACGCGCGCGCGGATCATGCCGCTTTCCTCCGCTTTAACAGCGCAATCGCCGCCCGCACCTTCGCAATCGTCGCCATTTTGCATTCCCTCCCTAAGCGCAGATTATTGACATAGGCCGCATCGTTGAGCACCATCCTGCCAAATTCGGTGACGGACATGCCGACGCGGGCGCAAGCGGCCTCGATCTCGGCGAGCAATTCGGGGTGTGCGATTTTGTTTTTCATCGCGCGATTATATTGGACGCTGGCAATATCGCAAGCGCCATCGGCCTAGCGCGTGGCGCGCGAATTATTTCGCCCGGCGGTGCGGTTTATGATTGCGATATTGGCCGCGTCCAATTAATAATGACGGACGGACGGAAAAACGACAACGCAAGGAGACTGCACATGATCCCCCCCGACTACTACGGCGCAGAACCGGACGACGAGCGCGCTTTTGACGCCGCCGCCGAAATCCTCGCCGAAAGGCTCCGGGCCGCGAACCAAGCGATCCGCGACGCCGCCCGCATCGCCCTCCCCGCCGTCGCGTTTTTGGAATCGCTCGGCGTCACGGTCAACGGCTACGACCTGAGCCGCGACGAAACGCTGGCGATGCTCGGCGGTATCAGCGCGAGCGCAGAGGCCGACATTCTCAACGCTTGCGTGCATAACTATTACGCCACCGCGATTGACGCCTTGAACGGGCTGATGGGCGACGCGGAGCAGGCGCAGGCCGACGCGATTGCGCAGGGCGCGGCGATTGACGCCGCATACAATGGAGAGGCATCATGACAACCCAAGGAATCAACCGACTCTTTGACACTAGCCACCTGTTCGAAATCGTTGAGGTCCGCAGGTTTTGCGGCGGTCAGGTCGCGGGCCTTGACGTCAGCGTCACGGAAGGCGTCGGAGGCCTTCGCGTCGTGCTTGAGGATTACAGGCTGTCACCGCTTGAGGCGCGCAGCATTGCCGCCGCTCTTCTCGCCGCTGCCGATGCCGCCGAAGCTGCCGGGGCGCGGATCAAATGAGCGCCCGCACCTGGCGCACCGCGCGCCTCGCCGCGACCACCGCAGCCTCGGCTGCGGTGGTCGCGCTTCTCGTGGCTGGGGTATCGGTTCTGATTTTGGGAGTGACGCCATGACCGTTCCAGCCCCGATCCACAATACGTGCCGCTCGTGCCGCACGCCAAAGCCGGAGACGGCGTTTCACTGGCGCAACCGCGCAAGGGGCGTGCGGTACTCGTCCTGCAAGGCGTGCCGGTGCCGCGATGAGCGCGCGCGTGTTGCCGGGCGAAATTTTCTGCGCGAATGTGCTGAGCGCTTCGGTCCGCGCGCCTCGCCATCAATCGCGCCAATCAATCCGCCGCTGCCATGGGGCTACGGCATGACGCCGGAGGACGTGGCGGCGATTGACGAGGCTGCGGAGGACGCGCGGCACATCCCGGAGACCACACCGGCGAGCGTGGTGGACCCGGCGGAGGTTGAATTGCAGAGGCAACGATACGAGCGGGAAATCAACGCGTGGCAATCTATGGTGCAGGGTTTCGATACGCCTGAAGCCGACCCGGACCCGATGGGCGACGGATCGGCCTGGGGCTGGGTGGCGGTCGCCACCGCAGGCGCGCTCGTTGCGCTCGTGGTCATTATCGCGTGGGTGACGGTATGAGCGCGCACACCCACGCCAAGCTCCGCGAAGATCTAGGAAGCGGGCCATTCTCAATGGACACGCTCTACGCCATGACGCGCCTGTGGAAACCGCGATCCAACAGCTACAGGCTCCGGCGCACGATTGCCGGGTTCGTCCGGCGCGGCGACGTGCTGGTGATCGGCACTGACGCGCGCGGTCGGCGGGTGTTCCGGTTGCCGGAGGTGGGGCCATAATGGACCGCCGCTGCCGCTACCACCGCCAGCCCGACCCGCGCTTTTTCTTCCTCGTCGTTGTGCTGGCGATCATGACCAGGATTATTTTGCTCGCGTTACGGATGAGGCGTTGCGCGCGCCACGGCTCGCGTGCATATTGGACGCGGGCAATATCAGGATGCGAAACATGAACATCCCAGGCCCTACCGAAGTGCATATCCGAGCGATGGCGGCGATCCTCGCGCAGCCCCGAGTTTGGCACATGTCCGTGGAGGAATTGCAAGAGGTCGCCGCCGCCGCCACTAACGGCAAGGCGCGACCGTGGCGGGTGAAGTGCACCATCAAGATCATGCGCCGTGGGCGCGGCCTTGGCAATGTTGCGAATGGAGTTACGAAATGACGGATAACGACAACACGGGCGGGCCAGCATATCCGCCGCACCACGACCCCAAGGACCACCCAAGCGGCATGACTCTGCGCGACTGGTTTGCATGGCAGGCGCTCGCAATGGTTATGATGCGGTTTCATCACGATTGCGACCCGTCTCCAGATGACATTGCGATGCAGGCTTACTTCATCGCCGACGCCATGATCGCTGAGCGTCAAGGCGAGCACTGAGCAAATGGACGCTTTGCGCGATTTGGCGCGGCGAGATCAAGGCGTTGGAGGATGATCTTGTACGCGCAATTCGGCGCATCAACGTATTGGAGGCGCTTGTTTGGGACGCCTCAGCGCCGCGTGGCGAGCTTGCCGTCACGCTCAACGACCCAAGCCCCTAGCGCCTCAACCCGCTCGCCACACGCCACCAACGCCCCCCGGTCGAGCGCCCACAACCGCAGCACGTCACGCGCCACAAGCGCGCCCGCCACAGGCTCAGGGGCGGCACACGGGGCGGTGAGAGCCGCAGGCGGAGACGCCAGCACGCCGGGCGATACCGGCGACAGGGACGCAGTGCAGCCGCCGAGCGTGAGGGCGGTGAGGATTAGAATGAGGGCGCGCATTGTGTGGGCCTCGCAGGAGCAGGAGAAACGGACGATGGTCACTTAGGAGATTAGCATGGGGGCGATTGAGATGCTGCACTTAGGCGATTGCTTGGACGTGATGCAGGGCATACCGGACGGGTCTGTTGATGCTGTTATCTGCGATCCGCCATACGGCACGACGGCTTGCAAGTGGGATAGCGTTATTCCGTTTGCGCCGATGTGGGCGCAACTCAAGCGGGTCACAAAACCGCGCGGGGCGATTGTGTTGATGGCGTCTCAGCCGTTCACGTCGGCGCTGGTAATGTCGAATGTGGCGATGTTTAAGTATTGCTGGGTTTGGGAGAAGTCAAAGGCCAGCAATTTCCCGCACGCCCCTAACATGCCATTGAAGATATTTGAGGATGTTTTGGTTTTCAGTTCTGGGATTATTGGGCACGCATCACGGGCAGGAATAAAAAGAATGAACTACAACCCGCAAGGCACACGCGATGGGTCAACCGTAGTTAAGCAGTCAAAAAACACAAGTGAGTTAAAATACCATCGTGAAAGCCAGACAAATCACACAACAGGTTACAGATGCAAGCGTGAGGGATACCCAACCACGCACCTAAAATTTGGCACCAAAGGCAAGTCGCTTCACCCCACCCAAAAACCCGTCGCGCTGATGGAATACCTAATCCGCACCTACACCAACGAGGGCGAAACCGTGCTGGATTTCACAATGGGGTCGGGCACGACAGGCTTTGCAGCGGCAAACACCGGGCGGCGCTTCATCGGAATTGAGCGCGATCCTGACTATTTCGCCATTGCCCAAGCCCGGATCGGGGCGGCGCACGCCGACGCGCTCGCCGCAGCATCGGAGGGCTAGTCTAGCGCCCCACAGCGCGCAACGCCTCGACCGCCTCAGCGCCAAGACACGGCCCATCGTCCTGCACCGCCTGCGCCGCGTCCCTTGCCTGGCGTGCTATCACGGCCTGCCGCGCCAAAGCAGCGCGAGCGGCGTCCGCGCCAGCCCGAGCAGCCCATTGCGCGGCCTCGGTCTGGCGTGCCACCTCAGCGGCCTGTAGCGCCTCGCAGGCGGTCTGTCCGCTGCGGTACGCGCGGTGATCCACCCACGCGAGCGCGAGGCATAGGGCGAGCGCTGCGACGGCATACGGGCCGAAGCGGATTGCGGCGGGGAGGATTGCTAACATACGCACGGTGTCCTATGATCGGCAGGCGTCGCGGCAAAGCGGTCCCTGCGTGGCGACGGCCACGCGCATCGGGTGAAGCGCCCGCCGCAACGCACCAGCGCCTTATGACCGGCTCCACTGTCTCGGCCTCGTCGCCCCGATACGGGCCGGTCTTCGCGCTTGCATACCACATTAGGGCGAGCTATGTCTAAGCCCTCGGCGCTAAGGCGCACTGATTATAGCCTCCGCGCTGGCAAACGTTGGCGCGGCGGCAAGAAATGGAATGTAGCTCAGCGGTAGAGCGTGGATTTTAATCCTCAGGTCGCAGGTTCGAGTCCTGCCATTCCAGCCACCCTAGCGCCGCGCGCCGAATTGGAGCGCGGCGCGCATTACCGCCAGCCCGCCGCCCAGTCCCGCAGTCGCAGCCTGAATATCACCGCAAGGACCGCGATGAGCGCTACGATGATTGCGAGATTGATCCAGTTGGCCGACAACGCCGCGTTGAGCACGCCACCTCCAGCCGTCAACATGCCGACGCTCACCGCCTGGATGGTCTGCGATTTTGCCGGGCTAGATCGATCCGGCGACACGGGCCGCGATGCCGGGACGGGGGTCTCCATCGGGGTCGTCGTGTCGTCAGTCAGCCACAGCGCGATCTCGGCTTTGCGCCGGTTGCGTAGGCCGTTGCTGTCGCTTTTGCGCTTGGTCACGGGGTCGGTGACTTTGATCCACCGCAAAAGCTGGCCGGGAACCTCGTCATAGCGATCCTGGTTGAGGAGCCGCACGAGGGTTGACTTGGCGACCGCGCCCGATCCGACATTGAAGGCCCACGACACAAGCGCCGCGTGCTGCGTTCCGGTTATCGGCGCGGTTACGTTGCGCTCGATAGCGGATTCGGCAATCGCAAGATCATCCCTGAGGAATTGATCCGCCTGATAGGCGGTGATTCGGTCCCCCATCTTAACGCCATCCGTGTGGCCATAGCCAATAGTTGGATCGCCTGCGGGGCATAGATAGGCCGTGAGGGTCCGACTTTCCCACGCCTTGATAAGCGTAACGCCCGCTTCGCTCGTTTTCATCGGGCGCCCTCCACCGCAACCGGCGGCGCGCTATTTATGCCCGCCACGTCAAGCGCTAGCGTGCCAAGCGATAATGCCACGGCGATGGCGAGAACAAACGATTGGGTCACGGGTTGCCTCCTGAAGATGTGAGCTTGTCGGAAAGCGCCTTGATGAGCGCGCCAATTATAAGCAGCAAAATCGTCCACACTCTTTTGTTCATGGCGTCGTGTGACGCCTCGTTCTTGACGATGCGTGCCTCAAGCGACCGAAGCTTTTCTTCGGCGCTTCCACGCCAGCGCTCAAGGTCGCCTCGCCGCGTTTCGTCGTCGTCGCTCACGGAGCCACCCCGCGCATAGTCGTGCGCCGCGCGTGATCGCCCGAATTATGAGATAGCCGAGGGTCAGTTCCGCGATGGCGAGCAAGCCCATGACGCCCCAGGCCCACGGCGGCATTGAGGTAAACACGCTGAGAAGCGCGCTTTCCACGTTGAGATTGGGCGGCAAGATTCCCGTCAATGCCCGCCCCCCCAATGCACGATGCGCCTAGAGGTGCGGATAGCACGGCAAGCCAAGCGCGCGCATACCCCAGACAGGTGATGACATCGTCATTCATCGCGCGTCCTCCCGAATATCGCCGCCGACACTATCGGGCCAAAGACGACAAACGGCGACGCGATCAACCACGCCAGCCATTGCCCTGCCACCGCATCGCCGACCACGACCGCAACGGCCCCCGCGCCCGTGGCATAAGCCGGGAGGTCGCCGAGCAGCCAGTCCCGGCGCACGCGCGTTGTCGGGGTGCGCCGGTATTGGACGGCCTCCCACACGCCGCCCCATGCGCCTACGGTCAGCGTCACGGCAAGCCATGGCGGAGCGCCAAGCGCAAGCGCGCCAAGGGCGGTCCAAGCGCCGATCCATTCGTGTGATGCTTGCGTTGACGCGACCGCGTAGGGCGTCGGGCGGGTGTCCCCGTCGGACGTGCGGAGCGATGCGATCAGGTCGCGCAGGCGGGCGAGGATCATACCCGCACCCACCCGAAGACGCCCGGCTCGAAGGTGTTCGCGTCAGACCCAGTGTTCGCCCAAGCGTGGCCCGCGTGATTTACAACCGCGTCGCGGCGGTATGCGTCGGCAGTCCCGGCGGGCTGCACCCACGCGCCGTCAAATCGGTGCCACCCAGAGACGCCCGGCTCGGCAAGATTGTTTGAAACAACGGAGACCCACGCATGGCCCTCGTGGAAGATTTTTGCCCCTGCTTCAAAACCCCCTACAGTGCCGGTAATTTGCGACCAAGAAAAAAACGTCTCGCCGCCCTCAAATCGACCGCCGATTATAGGAGTTGCGGTTCCAAACTCCCAACGGCCAGGGGTGAGATACGGCTGCGGCGGCTCAGTCCCTTCGGCCACCACCATAGCGCCAATGCAAAGCTCCGCGTCGTCGATCAGATACGCAAATAGGTCAGTCATCGCCGCCACCTCACATAAGCTGCGGTTGATCCGCCGTTGCCAGCAGTGTCAAATCTGGCACCGCCACCGCCGCCGCCGCCCTTGCCCGCAGCGCCCGCCTGCGGCAGTGAGTCAAGGGAGCCGCCATCGCCCCCGCCTCCAACACCGCCAAGACCCCTATCCGCATAGGAACTTCTAACAGCGCCGCCGCCGCCGCCCGCGTAATACTGAGACGTTCCGTCTATGGTGCTGAGGATACCTGCGCCGCCATCGCCTGACTCGGTGCTAAAGACGCCATCTTCTCCCGCAGCCGTAGCGCCGCCACCCCCGCCAGAAGTTATAACGTCATCAACGCCGTCGCCGCCCGCAAAGCCAACCCCGTCAGACGCGGTAGACGCACCTCCGAGGGTGTTATCGCACCCGCCACCGCCACCGGACCCACCAGATGCGCCATTGTTTGCCTGCTTGCCGCCGCCTCCGCCTCCAAGCGCGGTCAGGCTGACGCCAGCGCCCGTGATCCTTGAAAATCCACCGTTGCTTCCGTTGTTACTTATTGACCCGCCCGAACCGGCCGAGCCGACGGTAATGGTGTATTCGCTTGCGCCAACCGTGGCTGCCACTTTTACAAACTCGCCCGCCCCACCGCCGCCGCCGGGTCTCTGACCGTTAGGCCCACCGCCGCCGCCGCCACCTCCGACAATCTGTATCTCCACGTCGCCGCCGGTCGAAAAGGTCAACGAACCGGACGCGGTTAGTTTTGCCAGCTTGTAATTGATGCCATCGTCAGTGATGTCGGTGACGGTCGCGTTTACGTTGGACGCGAGGACCGGGAATACGCCCCCACCACCCCCGCCCCGCCGCGTGAGGCCCACGCCTAGACTAAGTGAAAAGCTCATGCGTTGCTCCTGGCGCGCCGGGTCATGCCCGCACCTTTGACGCCGCGATGAACAGGGCGTCCATCTGCTCGTCGGTGTAATTCAGCAGATGGCCG